GACCCATACTATACTGCCCGCGTCATGGTCCAGAGCTGGGAGATACTTAATGTGGAGATCGAGGCTGATCTCAAGGACCAGGCTGCTATAACTAGAGCAGTACTCGCCGAGAACCGCAAGAGTCGCGGTCAGGGTTTTCGGCCACCCCTTCTTTGAAACCCAGCACTGAAGGGGTGATAGGCAACAGTGTCTTGGAGGAGCTGTTGGCCGGGAGGAAAATGAACAGCAACAGCGAGTTAGCGCTGACCTATGATTGTGATCTCATGGGTCAACATCGGAGTTTTGCCAGAGACTTAGCCGATGATCTGCAGTTCATTGAAGGAGAATTACGATCTGGCTGCTGCGACCTGTGTGACAACAACGGCCTAGTGCTGCCCAGTGGCATCTGCGTGTCTTGCCAGACAAAGAAGCAGGTGCCTAACCCTATCTATGTGAAGAAGGGTTGTCAAGTCTGGGAGTGCAAAGCGCGAGTGCAGGAGAAATGTACAGCCCAAACGGGGCTCTATCCCGCCGGGATACTCATGGGACTGTACCCCTGTAGCACTTACAAAAGTTCACGCAGTAATGAGATGGCCAGCTTGGTCAAGCGCGTGTTTATTCCGACGCCTCAAATTGACCCAAGTTTGTGGAAGCGTTTCAAGGATTTCAGTATGGCTAAGATGCGCTTAGCATTATAACGTGAGCCGTACTGCCACAAGGCGCCCACCGAGGTTGATTTCCTCGAGTGGAATCAGGGCTACCCAGAAGCAAGGCGTAAGGAAAATGCCTTTGCTTGGGAAAAGATAGCCAATATGAGCAGCATGGAACAACATGATGTAGTAGTTGGTGCCTTCCTCAAATACGAAAAGGACACCAAGACCACCCTTGATGGACCGGCGTACTTCTGCCCCAGACTCATTCAACCTTTTGAGTCTGTCGTGAGAGTACTAACGGGCCTGATGGTTAAGCCTATCCAGGCTTGGTTTCACCAAGTAATTCCCAGATTATTTGATGGGGCCAGGTTTTCGGCTGGGGATAACATCAGTGACCTGTCTCGCTGGTTTGTGAGCGAGCTGGAAAGGAAGAGTACCATCGCAGCAAACGACATGACATGCTACGATGCGTGCTTCCACAAGGGTTGCCATGAATTGATGTTAGACATCTACAGGATGCTAGATTGTGATGTTGCTGATCCACTAGCATTCCTGGCGAGGTCGTTGCAGGTTGATCCTATCGGTAGGACCAGGCACGGTATCCAGTATTTCGTGCCTGGCACTATGCGGTCAGGAGCAGCCGACACCTGCCTTGCTAATAGTGTGCTTAACATCTTCATGCACTACTTTGCCATGGAGGTGCTTGGTCTCCCAGTTGGTGCTTTCAGTATGGCGGCCATGGGAGATGACACTATTATGCTGCACAATGGCAGCCTGGATGGGCTGACTGACGTGGTTACAGCCTTAGGCTTCTTGCCTAGACTTCAGTTAGGGTTACCGTTGCACAATTCAGTGTATCTGAATATGTTGCCGTACCCTAGCACTGATGTAATGCGATTTGCCCCTCTGATAGGGAGGCTGATCGCACGACTCGGCTGGAGCACTACCTGGCATCGCAACTGGCGTGAGTACCAGTGTGGTGTG